AAAGAATTAAAAGAAAAGATGGTAATGCAGGCGGCAGGAGAACAAATAACAGCCGTTAATGCCGCAGTAAGTATGAACAAACTACTACAAATATCAGCAGGAGCAGTGTACACAGACAAGGGGGACTCGTTGGAGTTTGATATATCCCCACGCTATAAGGTGTTAAGAGAAGTCATAGACGAGTCTAGTAAGAAAGTATTAGTGTTCGTACCGTTTAAACACACCATTGACATGCTAACCAGTAAGCTACGCGCAGATGGCATAACCGTAGAAGTTATCCGTGGCGATGTATCTGCACCTAGACGCACCGATATATTTAAACGCTTTCAAGAACAAGACGACCCCAAGGTACTAGTGATACAGCCGCAGTCAGCGGCACACGGAGTTACATTGACTGCGGCTAACACAGTGGTGTGGTGGGCACCGACAAGTTCACTAGAAACATATGCCCAAGCTAACGCTCGTGTACACAGGTCAGGACAAGATCATAAATGTACCGTCGTGCAGCTCCAAGGTTCCCACGCAGAGAAACGTGTTTACTCATTATTAGACAATAGAATAAACATCCACACAAAAATGATTGATCTTTACAAAGAAATACTTGACTAGGATATAATAAGTCACTAAAGTAGACGTTCCGTTACTAAAGGAGCGTGCGATGAGTGAGGAAGTCAAGTCCACTGCTGAGAAGTTAACCAAGATCTACTTGAAGATTAAGGATAGACGTTCAGAACTTTCAGCGGCATTTAAAGAAGAAGATAGCAAACTGTCTGAGCAGATAGACAAGGTCAAGAGAGCGTTACTTGAATACTGTAAAGAACAGGGTGTTGATAGTGTTAAGTCTTCAGAAGGATTGTTTTATAGGTCTGCCAAGACTAGGTATTGGACTAGCGATTGGAGCAACATGCATGAATTTGTATTAGAGCATGGAGCGCCTGAGTTACTTGATAAGCGACTCAACCAAACGAACATGAAACAGTTTCTAGAAGAGAACCCCGACCTTGTACCTAAAGGTCTTAATGTAGATTCAGAATACGTAATATCAGTAAGGAGAAAATGATGGCCGTACCATTTGTACCAATAGAACAAGTAGCTAAACACTTCACTGTGTCCTTATCTACTATCCGTGCTTGGGTAAGGCAGGGTAAGATTCCCCCAAACACATATATAAAGGTAGGTAACACTTACCGCTTTAACGTGGCTGATGTTGAAGGTGCTCTACTTGGAGCTTCCAAGGCAGAGGTTTTAGAAAAGCCTGATACATTGTATGGGCAGTTAGAAATAGATTTGGATGATGATGAGTGATAACTCTCAACGTCGAATAAGCATACGTGGTGGCAAGTTTCACTTTGTAGTTGACGGCACTGAGGTTAGCACTGAGGATTCAAACTCTATAGATGTGGTGGTAGTTAATGCCGCCTCAGTATCTCGCGCTTACTATGGCGATGCGTACGACCCTAACAGGGTTGCGGTACCTACGTGTTGGTCACCTGACACACAGTTACCAGATAATGAAGTACCCCAAGATCAACGGCAAGCTATGCGTTGTATGGACTGCCCTCAGAATATTAGAGGTTCAGGTTCTTATGGGGGTAGGGCTTGTCGGTTTTCACAACGATTAGCAGTTGTATTTGGGGATAAACCCGATGAGGTGTATCAGTTACAGATACCTGCCTCGTCAATATTCGGGGGCGATAGAGGAGGTAACATGGGTATGCAAAACTATGCTCGACTCTTAGCCAAACACGATACCCCAATAGTTGCTATTACTACCAAGGTATATTTTGACAGTGATAGCGTTGTACCAAAACTTTGCTTTAAACCAGTAGACCGTTTAGATGCAGACACATATGAGGCAGTATGTAATATGATCGACCACCCAGATACATCGCGGGCGATTACTATGACTGTCCCACTAACAAGTGAACCTGTGTCTCCATTCTCAGCAGTTGAAGGTTTTGAGTTAAACGCAAACTAAACGATTAGGAAATTATTATGGCCGCTACAAATAACCAATATGTTATATCTAACGTCGAAGCCCTATGGCCTCGTATTAATAAAACTTACAAGTTCGACAGTGCTGAGAACCGTACTGTACCGTGCGAAGCTACTGATGATGGAGCCAAGTATGAGACTAAGTTTCGTATGTCTAAGGAACAAGCTAAGGCTTTGTTCGTAGAGATGGTAAAAGCATATGAAGCTAAGAAAGAAAAGGGGTGGCCCGACAAGTTCGAGATGCCTTTTGGTAAGGAAGAAGACGGTACTTATTCCTATAAGGCATCCTTAAAAGGTGCCTACGGTAAGGACGCTACGTTTAAGCCTGTACAGTATGACTCGAAAGCAGTTAAACTACCTGAAGACTTCATGCTTACTACTGGAAGTACTATCAATGTGGCAGTTGGATTTATTCCATACTTCATGCGCGATGCAGGTGTATCTCTTAGACTGCGATCTGTACAGGTAATTAAGTATGTACCTATGGAAGCAACGTCTCCGTTTGCCGCTGTAGAGGGTGGGTTTGAGTTAGAAAATGATAATCCATTTGAGGTGGTAACTGCCGCGCCAGTGGCAACACCAGTAATATCTGATGATTTGTTTGGGGATGATGAAGCTACTAAAGTTAAAGAACCTAAAAAAGTAGTTAAGAAGACAGCACCTGCACCTAAGGCATCTGACGATGTGTTGGCTGACATAGTAGCTGATTGGGACGACTAACTGTTCCTCGTAACACCATACCCATAGCTAGGAAAAATTCTGAAAAGGGCGTGCAAGCGCCCCTGCTATGGTACCTCTCGGAATTAGGTACAGCTTATGAATACAGAAAATTTTTTAAGGAGAACACTGGGGAGTGAAGGGTACTATTGTTTGTTTTCGTTTCGTACTAAAGACGATAAGCGCATACAAAAGTTCTACACTTCTATAGGGGATATGGCTGACGCGGCTCGTGACCTAGACAGTAAGGGGTACGATGCCTACTTTGCATTAGCTACGTTTGAAGAGAACAACTCCCGTAAAGTTAACAACGTAAAACAACTAAAGTCTTTCTTTCTAGACCTAGACTGTGGAGAAACTAAAGACTATCCGAATCAAGATGAAGCCCTCAAAGCATTGCAGGGTTTTTGTAAGACGTTATCACTACCTAAGCCCAAGCTAGTTAACTCTGGTAGGGGCATACATGCATACTGGTTTTTGTCTGAGTCGGTAGGTATAGATGATTGGCTACCTGTAGCAGAGCGTCTAAAGAAGTTATGCGCTGAACACAAACTACTAGCCGATCCCGCAGTTACTGCCGATGCCGCTAGGGTACTGCGTGTACCTACTACTCATAATTATAAGACTACTCCCCCATCTCCTGTAGAGTTCTTAGCGTCAGATGTACCAGACGAAGTGGACTTTGATAAGTTCTCCATGTTACTTGGTGGTGGGATGATACCAGTTCCTAAGAGAATGGTACCTTCAGGCGCAAACTCAGTGATGGATGCGTTGATGGGCAACAAGCAGAATAGCTTTAAAGATATTATAGCTAAGACTATGAAAGGTACGGGGTGTGAACAGCTACGTACCATATGGCAAGACCAAGAGAATTGTAGTGAACCTATGTGGAGGGCAGGGCTATCTATCGCTAAGTTCTGTGTAGACTCTGACTCTGCCGCACGTAACATATCTAAAAACCACGAAGAGTACTCCCAAGAAAATACCTACGAGAAGATGGAACTTATTAAAGGCCCATACAAGTGTACGTCTTTTGATGAGTTTAACCCTGACGTGTGTACGGCCTGCCCTAACTGGGGAAAGGTAAAGTCACCTATAGTATTAGGTAGTAGCGTTATGGAAGCAACGGAAGAAGATAACATAGTAGAAGTACCTGCCTTGGATTTACCTAATACACCTACTACTACCTATGTGATTCCGACGTACCCAAAGCCATTCTTTAGAGGTGCCAATGGTGGTGTATACATGCGTACAGTTAACGCAGAGGGAGATCCAGATGAGAAGGTGGTCTACCACAATGACTTGTACATAGTTAAACGTATTCGAGACATAGAGATGGGGGAGGCAGTGGTCATTAGATTACACCTGCCCAAAGATGGTGTTAGAGAATTTACAGTACCCTTAACAGCAGTTACTTCTAAGGAAGAGTTGCGCAAGCAAATGTCCATGCATGGTGTGGCCGTTAGTAGGATGGATGAACTTATGAACTATATGACAACATGGGTAAACGAGTTACAGGCTAAGAGCACCGCAACTGAGGCGCGTAGGCAGTTTGGTTGGGCAGGAGAAGACTTTAAGTCATTCGTGCTAGGTAACCAAGAAGTACACATTAACAAGATTACATCTAACCCACCTTCCACTCCTACGGTTGGTATGTTCCCTGCGTTTGAGCCTAAAGGTACGTTAGAGGACTGGATTGACATGGCTAACTTCTATGACCGTGATGGGTTTGAGATGCACCAGTACATAGTAGGTACAGGGTTTGGGTCACCTCTTATGGCACTATGCCCTGTCGCTTGTTCCGCATTTCATGTGCATAGTAAGGATAGTGGGCTTGGTAAGACTACCGCTATGTTTGTGGGGGCATCCATATGGGGTAAGCCCGAATCATTAGTCCTAGGAGAGAATGATACTAAAAACTCTAGGATGAACAGGGGTGAACTGTATCAAAACTTACCACTGTATATTGACGAACTTACTGAACTTAAAGGTGAAGAACTATCATCCTTAATATACCAAATATCTAGTGGTAAGCAGAAGAACCGTATGACTAGCGGAGGGCTAAACACTGAACGAGCAAGGGGTAAGCCTTGGAGTCTATTGTCTGTAACCACAGGTAACTGTAGCGCCATTGAAAAAGTCAGTATATACAAGTCTATGCCGAAAGCAGAGGCACAGAGGATGATGGAGACTAAAGCTGTTAGGCTGTTTGACCAGAGTAAGACTAAGCACCTTACAGATGTTCATGCTACTAATGCTATTAATATATACGGTCACGCAGGTATACCTTACATACAGTACATAATAGCTAACATAGAAAGTGTCCAAGCATTAATGGCGCAAGTGCAGTCTAAGATAGATACTGCGGCAGGACTTACAGCAGAGAATAGGTTTTGGTCAGCAGGGGCGGCGGCTACCCTAACAGGAGTCCTTATAGCTAAGAAGTTAGGACTAGTTAACTACGATACCAATAAGTTGTTTAAGTACATACTAAGACTACTGAAAGAGAACAAGAATGCATCGGCAGACATGAACTCTTCTGCGATAGAGACTTTAAATGATTACTTTCACGAGAACTGGGGTAACATACTTAAAATTAAGAGTACTGACGACCTACGTAAGGGACAAAACAATGGGCTAGATAACTTGGTCATACCTGAACTAGACCCTAAAATACGCTTGGTAGGCCGTTATGAGACTGACACGAAAGTCGCTTTTTTATCTCCTAAACCCCTTAAAGCGTGGATCGCTAAACAACAAATGAATTACTCCGCGTTTAAGAAGGAACTGGAAGACGACTTTGGAGCTAAGACTGTTAAGGTGCGTCTTACTAAAGGCACTAACACTAGGCTAGCGTCCACATGGTGTCTGTCCATAGATTGCTCTATGGTTGACGTAGATACCGTATAACGTGTTAATGCTAGATGACTTGAATCCCGATGGTGTTCGCATCGTAATTAACTGGGACAAAATGGTTATAGGCGCATCTTTTTTTGTGCCGTGTTTGAATACTCAGAAGGCTAAAGAACAAGTAACCACAATAGCTAAAGGTAAGAGATGGCAAGTTACAATAAAAATAGTCATAGAAAATGACAAATTAGGTATACGTATCTGGCGGACTATATGATACCATTGCGGACGAAGTAGTGTCTTCCCCTTTCACTACTTTGAATGCCCCTCCTAACCCCCTGTTCGTTGCCGAGGCGATCAGGGGGTTTTTTATTGTCTATACTCTCTGTTACTCATACTAATTGCATGTTTCATTAATGGATTAATTGTTACGCCATTGTGCATTTTCGCTGATGTCTGCATATGAGATTCAAACGACTTCATTATCTGTTGTGGAGTAATAGCCTCCACAGGATGCCTCTTGTTGTGCTCTATCATTTCACCTATAAGCCTGTTCATAGACTCAACATCACCCATGCGGTTTGCTATATAGAACTGTTTAGTTAGTCTAGTTCTCTTAGTGACAATAGCTTTTTCTACACCCTTGTTTCTAGCGGTCTGCTCTTGTCTAAACGTGTACTCCGCAG